ATAAAGATAATTGGGAAGATGATTTATCAAAACACGATATATTTAAAATTAAAGAAAGATGTCAGCAAATATATACACAAAAATTAAAGCAAGGTTTATCAGTAAGAGAAATAGCAGAAAGACTCCATAAGACAGAAGATGAAATAAAAGCACTATTTAGTTATTTTGATACTTTAAGTAACTTTGAAAGGGATTTATCAAACATTGATACAAAATCAAGATAGGAGTTATTACGTAGGAGCTTCAGATACAAGTATGGTTGTAGGAAACTGGGAAACAAAAACATTCGAAAAATGGTGGTTAGAGAAATTAGGATTAAATAAAAACAATTTTTCTACAGAAGCAACCAAAGCAGGAAATAACTATGAACATAAAATATTAGATGCATTAAATATTGAAGACTTAGAAAAGGACAAGCAAATAATAATAGATAGATTAAGAGTTAATTTAGATGGAAATACAAATACTTGTATTTATGAAGTAAAAACACACAATGCAAATAAAGAATTTAAAGTATCAAAACAATATTGGAGGCAAGCACAAGTTGAAATGTATGCAAGCAATATAAAAAAACTTTTTATTGTTGCATATGCTTTGCAAGAAAAAGATTACATTAATTTTTTTAATGAAATAGATAAAAATAGAATCAAAATGTTAGAAATAGAATATGATGAAAGTTTTATAAAAAATGAATATTTACCTAAATTAGAAATATTAACAAAATGTTTGAAAGAAGGTGGTTATCCTGCAAACAACAGGAATAATACTTAAAACAGATACAGACATAAACACACGAAAATTAAAAATAAGCCTTCTTGTAGATGCAAGCAACAAAGATGTTGTTGAGCAACTAAAAAGCGAAAACAAGCTAACTATTGAACTAAAAAAGTGGAGACAAAAAAGGAGTTTAGACGCTAATTCTTATTGTTGGGTGCTATGTGACAAAATTGCAAAAGAACTATGTAAAGATGGAACAATTGTAACTAAAGAAGATGTATACAAAGATGCAATATTACAAATAGGAAGTTTTGAGCCATTTATAGTGCAAGAAAAAACATATTCGAAGTTTAAAAGAATATGGGAAAAACAAGGATTAGGATTTTTAGTACAAGAAGTAAGTAAAAAAGACAAATGTATAAAAGTAAATTGCTACTACGGTAGTTCTACATACAATACTAAGGAAATGAGCTTATTAATAGAATGCATTGTTGAATTGGCAAAAACATTAAATATAGAGACAAAACCGCAAAGTGAAATAGATAGTTTGTTGAAGGAGTGGGACAGATGATAGTAACAAATTTAAGAAATAGTTTTAATCCAGCACCCAAAAATAAGATAGAAAAGCGGACAGAAGAACACAGAAAATTCGATAAAAAGTGGACAGATAAAAAAGAAAAGTAAGAAGTTGGCAAAACTAGAAAAGAATAGATTTAGCATCTTACAAGAAGAAAACGGAAGTTGTTTTATTTGTAATAGACAGCTTAAAAAGTTGGACAAACACGAAGCTTTTGGTGGCGCAAATAGAAAAAAAAGTATCGAGTATGGCTTAGTTTATTACCTTTGCAGAAAATGTCATCAGAAAGTCGATTCAGATAAAAATACAAGGCAAGTTTTACACAAACTTGCAAGAAAAGAGTTTATAAAAAAGTACAGTAAAGAAAAATTCTTAAAAGAATTTGGAAAAAATTATTTAGACAACTAGGGTAAGCACAACATATTGCTTGCCCTTTTGTCAGAAAGGAGCAAAAGAAAAGTGGCAGAAAGAAGAATGTTTGCAAAAACAATAATAGATAGTGATGCTTTTATAGATATGCCTACATCTGCAAGACTGCTTTATTACGATTTAGCAATGCGAGCTGATGATGATGGATTTGTAAACAGTCCTAAAAAAATAATAAGAATGACAGGAGCATCCGATGATGATTTAAGTGTTTTAATACTAAAAAAATTTATAATACCATTTGAAAGTGGTGTCGTTGTTATAAAGCATTGGAGAATCCACAACTAT